TATTTAGTGGTGACATGGTAAGTAAAGACATGATGCGTTCTAGAGAAGGTGCTAAATTACAATCAGAACTAAACAAACTTACAGTTCAAGCACTAAAGTCAATGCCTGGTTCACCAAATCAGAAAAAAATAATTAAAAAAATAAATGTTGTTCGTAAAAAACTAGGTATGCAACCTCTATCAGAATAAGGAGGAAAAATGTCATACTTTAGAGAATTTCAAGAAGCTTATCATTTAATGCTTGAAGCTGGTGTCACTTTCGAAAGACAAGAAAACGAATTTGTTTTAGCTATCAATAATGCCGTAATAGAAAACTCAGATCAGCCAATAACAATAAAAACAAAAGATGCAACAATCAAGAATGTAATCAAGGCAAAAAAATACACTGGTAGACAAAAATCAGGGTCAGAGCCATATACAGATGTTCAACTAATTACGAAAAGTAAAGTAATAAATCTTTCAATGAAAGGTCCGAATGCACCTAGTTTAGCAGGTGGTGGATTAAGAGGTATAGAGGAAATTATTCCTGGATTAGGTGCTAGATTTTTTAAGTCTGCTTATGATAATCATATTAAAAAGGGTTTAAAAGCTGGTGATAAAATACCTGATACTTATGGTAAACTAAATGATAAAGACAAAAAATTACTTGTCATAGGTAATAAGTCTATGGGAGGTCCGATTGATTATATGTATATAGGTCCCATGGATGTAAAATCTACATTTAAAAAAGGTGTATTAGAACTAAATGGTAATCTCACAGACGCTAAAAAATATGCAAGTTCAAAAGATTTATTTTTTAGATTAAGAGCAAGACGAGTAGATCAAACATTTGACCCTGACGCAACTGATAGAAATGGTGTACCTAAAATATATGGTAAATCACCTTCTAGAGGTGACAGTGTAGGCAGATTGGTAGTTACAGATAGACCAGCTAGGTCAAGAGATATTATTACATTTTAATTTATAAATAAGTTAGTTGTTTAGTATAATAGTACATAAGTTTAGTAAAAAAAGGTTAGTATATGTTTTTAGATAAAGATGCACTCTCAAACTCTCTCAAGAATAAGTATCTACTAGTTGTTGTAGGTAAACTTCAAGATGAAGACAGAAGTATTATTAAGCACACATTAAATCTATATGATAAAAATAAAAATTATGTAGGTGAATCTCACATCGAGGGTGCTTTTTTCAAAGATATGTCAAGAGGTTTAAAATCTCTATACGGTATCAAAGAAAATACATCTGTCATGTTTTTTAAAAATGGATTTTTAGAACATAAGAGACAAGGTGATGAAGTTCTTTTTAATAAAAGAAGTAATATCAATGATGTCATAAATAACATCTTTCAAATTAATCTACCGATGTATACAAAATTAGGGAGATAATATGAGTGAAGAAAAACCCTTTGTAGTAGTAAACTATCCAGCAGATACATCTGGTTGTTATTTTTATAGAATGTTAGCACCTAGATTATCAGTTCAATCATGTATAAACAATGTAACTTTTACCGAGACAAGTAGATTCATAGGAGACCCTCAATGGTTTAATGATGTCAACTTATGTCATCTTCAAAGACAAGTAAATGATGTTCAATGTGACTACTATACTAAATTTATTGTACCAGTTAGTCAAAGAACAGGTATGTGGGTCGTTTATAATATTGATGATGCTGTAGGTATGGATGATATTCCAAAGTATAACTCTGCTTGGGAGGCCTATCAAGACCCTAAATTAATGCAGAATGTAGCAATGATGATGCAACAATCTGATTTTCTTCTTGTAACAACAGAATATTTAAAAAATTATTATGTTACTAAATTTGGTGTAGACCCTAAAAAGACTTTAGTAATACCTAACTATCTACCTAAATGGTGGCTTGGTCAATACTATGATTTACAAAGGTCGTTATCTAACTATGATAAACATAAAAAGAAACCTAGAATAGGTGTTATAGCTAGTAGCACACACTACGATATACATAATAAAAATGATGGCATTGATGACTTTACACATATTATACCTTTTATCAAAAGAACTATGGACAGATATAGATGGGTGTTTGTAGGTTGTGTACCTCAACAATTACAATCACCTGAATTTAAAGGAAAGTTTGATTTAGTTAGAGGTGAAAATATTATGAACTATCCTGATCTGATAGGTTCTATAAATTGTCAAGTAATAGTTCAACCACTTTTAAACAATGAATTTAATAGATGTAAATCTAATATTAAATTTCTAGAGGCGGCCGCCTTAGGTACACCTCTTATTGCTCAAAGACTTAACATATACGAACCATACACTGATTTATTATTTGATGACTCTGCTGAATTACAAGAGAAGCTAGACTATGTATTAAGTGATAGAGAAAAATTCAAATCAATCATTAAGAAACAGAAAAAAGAACTTGATAATGGTAGAGGCGGAAAAGGTTGGTGGTTAGAGAATAATCTAGAAGACTGGGCACAATTCTATAGACTAACTAAAAAATGTCTGAATATTGATTTAAATTTGATATTAGAAGAAGAAAAGAAAAAAGAAACTGAAAAAGAGCAAGAAGAAATATCAAAAGATTTGGAGATAATTAGATGATAGCTATTGGTATTGTAAATCATAAAAGACCTTTTAAATGGGTAGACTCAATTATTAAAAGTTGTGTTAAACAAACTTTATTTGAAGAGCAAGATTTTAATTTAATTATATCAACTGATAATCCAGAAGAATATAAAGACATAAAGTTTGATAGAGATATAAAAATTGAGATTATTGATAACACTGAATTAAGTATTGCACAATCAAAAAATTCTATTATTGAAAAAGCAGTTGAATTAAAATCAACAAAACTTTTTATTATAGAAGACGATATTGTGGTCGATGAAACTTATAATCAAACTTTTGAAGAATATTATAACTTACTAACTGACATGAATTTAGGTTTAGTGTTTAACTGTTATACTAAAAATTCTAATAATGTGATTAACTTTCCTTCACCTAGATTATTAATAGGATTTAAAGGTCACGCAAACTGTGAAATGTTAACTACTAACAGACATGAAGTAGGTGATTTTTCTCTGATTGATTTAGAAAAGAATAAAGAAAGATTTAATGAAGATTTAAAAATATTTGATTTTAGTGAATATGTGTTTAAATCTTGGAAGAAGGGACATTTACCATTCTTAAATCAATTCTTTGATGTGCCAGACTCTTGGGATAAAATATATGCTAATACAGAATGTGAAACATCATTAAGAGTATATAAAGATGAAGAAGTTGCTAAAGATAAAGAAATAATGGATCGTGTTGTAAATAATGAATGGAAAGTAAACAACGAATTAGATGATGTTATTAAATACATTAGAGAACAACTAGGAGTTTAAAATGGAAGAAAGCACAAATACAGGAACAGAAGTAGCATACGAACAAATAAAAATAGGTGAAACTTTTATCAGAGATGGTAAAAGATGGGAAAAAACAAAAGACGGTGATGTTGAAATTGGAGTTGCAGAAACTACTATTGCAGACTCTGGTAAAATATTACTTGAAAACACACTTTTAAACGGATAATTTATGCAACCAGGATTTAGACAATCTGACGCAGAAGAAATATTGGCTCGTTATAATACACCAACTGACGACCATATGTATGTAGATGATGCACACAGAATAGGCTCAAGAGATGGTAAGTTTGACCCTGTAAAATGTGAAGTCTTTGGTGAAAGAGTTGCTATAAGAAAAGATGAAATGTCTGAAGAAGTAAACATGGAAGGCATTGTCATACCTACTAAAACTATTGCTGGTTTTAAAGGCTCAACAGGTACAGTAATTAGTATTGGAAAAGATGCAGTTAAAAGAACAGGTCTAAAAATAAATGATAGAGTTAAATTTGACGACTGCTCACCTTTCTATGATACATATCCGGTGATAATAACAAATTCAGAAAATGTAATAGTTAAGGTAAGTGAAGAAGAAGAACATATACCTTTGAAAGAAGATGCTTTTGTTTTAGAACACAAAGCACTATCTGAGTTAGAAAAATCTTTTCAACAAAGTTCAATAATATTACCTAATTCTAATGCAGATGCTAAAATAGGTAAGGTAATCAAAGCTGATAAAGATTCAACAGTTAAAGTAGGCGATAAAATACTTATGACAAAAGATGAAACTGTCGCTGAAATAAAATCTAAAAAAGGAAAGTATTTCATATACAAACCAAACAGTTTAATTGCTGTAATTGAAGAGTAATTACTGTATAATACAGTATGTATAGAAACATTTCATACGTTCAATCAAAAGATAAAAAGTCTGCATTCATTGATTTATGGACTTGGGACGATTCAGGTAATCGAATATATAAAAGAATACCACATAAGTCCTTTGTAACTTACGAAGTTAATTATAAAACAGACTTACAAAGTATATATGGTACTAATCTTAAACGTAAATTCTTTGAAACAACTTCTTCAAGGTATCAATGGATAAAAGACCACCCTGAGAAAAAGATATTTGAGTCATCTACACCTGAATTTGAATTTCTAAATTCTAAGTATTCAGACATTTATCAAGATACTGACTTTGCAAAACATGAACTTCGTACTCACTATATTGATATTGAGATTGCGATTGAAGACGAGTTTCCTTCTACAGATAAAGTAGCTTATCCTATTAATCTTATTACAGTTTACGATAGTGATCATAAAAAATATTTTACCTGGGCATTAGGTGATTGTAAATCGCATAGAGATGATGTTCAACTATTTCTATTTGATAGTGAAGTAAAATTACTTAATCACTATTTAAATTGGCATCAAAGAAACTTTCCAGATGTAATCACTACTTGGAATGGTAAGTTATTCGATATACCTTATATGTGTGGTAGAATCAAAAAAGTTTTAGGTGAAGAAGCTATGAAGAGTATGTCACCTGTAAATCGTGTTAAACAACATAAAGATAGAATGACAGGTGAACCTTTGTTCATTATAGATGGTATCACTAACTGGGATTATTATGTTCTATACAAAAATAAGTTTCTTAAGAAATCTCAAGGCTCTTATAGTTTAGGTAATGTAGGTGACTATGTTCTAGGTATTGGTAAGATAGAATATGAAGGTTCAATGAAAGACTTATATAAAAAAGACTTTCAGAAGTTCTTTGAATATAACGTAAGAGATGTAGAAATACTTGTATTATTAGAGAAAAAAGAACAGTTACTAAAACTATCAAGAAGTATTTGTAATATGTCTTTAGCACCTTATGAAAAGATTTATGCTTCAATACCTTATATCATAAACTGTCTTGCACTTTACACATATAATACTACAGGAAAGATTTTCCCTAAAGTTACACAATCAGTAAAAGATTCACATCGTTTTGAAGGTGCATTTGTATTTCCCACAGTGCCTGGTTTCTTTAAAAATGGCGTTGCAGTTATCGACTTAAATTCTCTATATCCTAATACTTTAATATCAGGTAATATGTCACCTGAAACTAAAGTAGGTACTTTTGAAAAGATAAGTGATGATGAATATTCTGTTCATACAGTTAAAGGTGATACTAAACATTTAAACAAAGAGCAGTTTGATAAATTACTTGAAACCAAATGTATCAACACAGATAACAAAACTTTATTTCTTAAACATGAAGTTAGAGAAGGTATTGTTCCTACTTTTTGTAAAAAGATGTATGCTGACAGAAAGAAATTTCAGAATAAAATGAATGATGTTATTCGTCAAATATCAAAGACGAAAGAAGAAAGAGATTATGACCCTGAGATAATCAAAGAACTAGAGTTTGAAAGAGACCAATATAACTTTATACAGTATACTTGGAAGATTTTCTTAAACTCTATCTATGGTATGTTTGGTACTGAATTTAGTCCTATCTATGATATTGATATTGCACAATCAATCACACTTAATGGTCAGTTTGTTATTAAAGCTATACCTGAATTTGTAGTTGAACACATGAAAGAAAAGTATTCAGCAAAAGGTGATATTGTTTTATTTGGTGATACTGATTCAATAGGTATTAATTATGAGTCAGCAGTTAAAATATATTGTGAAGAAAATCAAAAAGACATAGATGATTTATCAAGACATGATGTAAGAATGATAACAAAAGAACTCGATGAGTTTGTTAATAAAGACATCAACGAACATTGTTCTAAAATTGTAAATGAAAGATTTAATACTACACAAGGTTCTAATATTGCGTTTTCTAGAGAAAAGTTTTGTATGGAAGCAATGTTCTTTTCAAAGAAACATTATATATTACACATAGTAGATAAAGATGGTCATAAAACTGATGAGTTTGATTATAAAGGTGTTGATATAGCTAAAAACGAATTAGCACCTCAAGTAAAAGACTTTCTTAAAACTATATTTGAACGAATATGTCGTGAAAGATGGGACCAATCAAAGTTCAATGAAGAACTTGAGAATGTTTGGGACAACTATAAAACTTTACCTTTTGAAGAAGTTAAAAGAAACACAGGTTGGAATACAGATAAAAAATCAACAGGTTTCTTAAAAGTAGAGTCACATACAGGTACTCATGTAAAGGCGGCACATTATTACAATCAGATGTTAGAACATTTTAATATTAAAGATAAATATGATGAACTAAAAGTAGGTGATGATGTTCAGTGGTGTTATATAAATCAAGATAATCCTTTCAATATTGAAGTTATCGGATACAAAGATATTTATCCAAAAGAGTTTTCAGAGGCTTTTCAAGTTGATTATACAACTAAATTTGAAAAAGATATTGTAAAACCTTTGAAGCATTTATGTGATATAATGAATTGGCAACCTTTTAATCCAAACGAGCAGACTGCTCAAAATATATTTGATTTGTAGTAAATACCAAACAGTAGGAGATTATAATGGCAATATTTGATGTATTTAGAAAAAACAAAGACGAGATAAATCCCTCTGCTGAGGTGATGCAAGATGTTCAAAACATTGATCAAGAAGAAGGTGTTGAAGTTACAAGACCTAATAGAGAAGATGAACGTATTAGTACAACTCTTGCTTATCCAACACAAGATTCAATTCATGACTTTTTGGCCGCACCTGTGTCATCTGAAAAATTTAAAAGATTGAATGAGTACAGAGCAATGTCAAATCATGTAGAAGTATCAGATGCTATTGATGAAATTTGTGATTCAATATATGCGACAGATGATACAGGTAAATTTTTAAAACTAAAAATAAACAATGAGAAAAAGTTCACAGACAAACAAATTTCTATATTAAATGATGAGTTTGAAAGATTTGTGGAACTTTATGATTTTGAAAGAAATATTTTTAATTATTCAAGACAATTTGTCGTTGAAGGTGAAATAGCATTTGAAAATATTATAGACCCTAAAGAGCCAAAAAAAGGTATACTTTCTGTAAAACTTTTAGAAAACTCAAAGTATGAATTGTTAAAAGATTTAAAATCGTATGATTTAATAGGTATATATTTTGATATATCACCTGCTGAGTCATATAAAGTTCTTACAAGTAATTATGGACAATCTTTTAGTTACTTTAATGACGTAGACAGAAACTCAACATCATATTCTTATCAAGATGCTTTCAAAGATGATAAAAAAATACCTTTGTTGTTCAGTCAAATTACATATATACATTCCGGTGTATTTGATGCAAATAGAACATATTCTGTTCCACCTCTTGATAAAGCAAGACAGGCCTATAGACAACTTATTCTAATAGAAGACGGTGTTTTAATTTATCGTGTTGCAAGATCACCTGAAAGATTAGTATTTAATATAGCATCAGGTAATACAAGTGGTCAAAAAGCACAACAACAATTATTACAAATGGTTAAAAGATTTAATCAAAGAAAAACAACAAAAGCAACCAATGGTAACAATAGAGGTATTTCAAATGAATATGACCCACATCAAGTTGTTGAATCTTATTGGTTCTTAAAACCTGATGGAACAGATGGTTCTAGTGTTGAGAGTATTGGTGGAAGTTCAGACTTTGGTGAACTAGAAGATTTAAAATTCTTTACTAGAAAACTATATCGTGCATTAAAAGTACCTTTTAGTAGATTTGAACAACCAGAAAATACAATAAGTCAAGGTGAAGATATTACTTATGAAGAGTATAATT